ATTACTTCTACAATATCGGGCAGTATCTGGAGCTGTACGAGGCATCCGTCTTAAACAACGGCGTGCGTCTCGTATCCGGGTACTGTACACATGGCACTAAAAACGAGCAACAAAAGAGTTTGGTCTTCTCGTCTCGTCAGCAGCATCCGCCTGGTCACTGGGTCGAGTGGGAGTTTATATCCCGTTCTTATCAGTGTCGGCGATCTGTAACGACTAAAGCGAGAAATCTCATTCATTCATTGCCCGTGCCAAACCTCCCCACCCCCACCATCCCGAAGGCGAGTACCCCGTTGTTAAATATAGCGGCCTTGCTTTCTCAATTCCTTTCGGAGAAAAAGTAACATGATCACCAACATGTCCAACGTGGTCCTGGCTGACGCGGCTGCTACGCCGGTTAACCAGATCTTCACCCCCGCCTCGCGTGTTGCGGAAAACGCGGCCCGCTGGCTCAGCAAACGGCCCGACGGTATGCTCCTGGGCGCGAAAGCGCTTCAGCTGAGTATCCGTGAGCCCGCTGACCCCGCGACCGGCGTCTACCGTGCCATCGTGACTCTGGCTGTTCCGAAGCTCGACATGACGGTGCCTACGGCACCGAAACTGGTGGGCATCGGACGTGTCAAGGCCGAGTTCATCTTCCCTGCAAGTTTCACCACGCAGGAGAAAAAGGACCTGGTTAAGATGTTCGAGCAGATCTTCTTGCTCAATAGCGCAACCTGCCTCGCCGACAACATCGTCGACGGCAGCCTGCCCTACTAACATCTGTCACGCGGAGGTATTATGGCTTGTAAGTCTAATACGCATGTTGCTTACGCTTTTCAGCGCATGTGCCAAGCCTTCAACACGCCCAGGTCGTTAGCCGCCTACCTGCTCTATACGAGCGGAGAGCATCTCCAGCTTGCTAGATTGGAGATTTCGGCGAACGATTACCTTGACACCGATTACGACCGCTTCCGTAACGACTACCTTATAACCGAATATCTCTCGAAGTTCGAGGGACTCGATACGGGTGTCGACAGGTCCGCGGTCGCCCTCCAAACCTGGCAACAGATGGAGGAGAAGTGTGGTGCCACCAACCTACGCATTCGAACACTCTACGACCGGGATGATATCCCGGCTGAGACCCTTGACATTCTGTTGAGGGCGCAGCAAAAGATCGAGAGTTGTATCGGTGCGCGGGTGAAGTGGTCAGCCATGCTTAATCGGTTCAGGTGGGGGCCCGGATCTACAGCTACGCTTCACAGCACAGCTGCAGGACTGGACCATAAGCTCTGTGAAGAGCAAATCAGTGTCACGCATGAGGCCTTGCCGCTCTTAAGGGCGGCTATGGCAACGGACTACGCTTGGTTGCGTGCCCGCGGCCTGGACCCGTCTGGCCCCACATCCCTCGTCAACTCAGAATTTCAAGTCGTCGAAGGGAGCAGGGGTGTAACGGTGCCGAAGAATGCGAAGACTGACCGGTTTATTGCAGCCGAACCATCTGGAAACGTTTTTCTCCAGCTTGGTTTTGGCGCGTATTTCCGGCAGTGCCTCACTCGCGTTGGTGTAGACCTTAGCGACCAAACGGTCAATCAGGGTCTTGCTCGGGACGGCTTGGACCTCGGTCTCGCGACCGTGGACCTCAAGTCGGCCTCAGACACCATCACCACGGCAGTTGTGTGGCTGCTACTGCCTTACAGCTGGGCCAGCGCTCTCTCGAGGCTGCGCTCCCCCGTCATGATTCTACCGAACAACACCCGTACCTACCTCGAGAAGTTTTCGAGTATGGGAAACGGGTTTACTTTCGAATTAGAGTCACTTATCTTCTGGGCCCTAACTGAGGCCGTACGGGATAAGATGGGTGTAGCTGGACGCGTTTCTGTGTACGGCGATGACATTATATGTCCCTCCGAGTGTGTCCCTATGCTCCGCGAGGTTCTAGAGTGGTGCGGGTTCGAGCTTAACAGCAAGAAAACGCATTACACCTCGGTCTTCCGCGAAAGCTGTGGCAAACATTATTTCGGAGGTAAAGATGTTACACCGATCTACCAGAAGAAACCAACAGACACTGAGGAGGAATTTTATCGTTTCCATAATCGCCTATTGTACCACGCTATTGACCGAGTCGGATGTACCGATCCACACCTGTTCGCT